TAGTATATTTAAAGATATGGCTGTTGGAGATTCATTTAAAAGAATAGCAGGATCAGCAATTAATAGATCTGTAACAAGTGGTGTAGTTGCTGCTATTAATGGGCAAGATATTGGTAAAGCAATGTATAGAGGTGCTATTAGAGGAGGTGTAAAAGGTGGTGCAGGAATAGTTGCTAATAAATTATTAACTGAAAGTAACGTAAAATTTATAACAGATAATACTAATTTATCTTTTGATGATGTTCAAAAAATAGGGACTATGGGAATAAGTAAAGGTGTTTATAATATAACTCAAGGTAAAAACTTTTCAGATGGTATAGTAGATACGTTAGTAGCACACGGTACTTCTAGGTCTGTAGCTAATAAAGTAGGATCCACATTTAAAGATTCTTTTGAAAAAAATCCTGCTCTTTTATCGACAATACAACAAACTACTGGTAAACTAACTAACTTATATGTTAGATCAGCAATGTCAGGAAAACCAGTTTCTCCTGAAATGTTACAAAGATTATTATTACAACAAGCTTTTACTAGTAAACCCATTGCTAAACAAACAAAAAAAGCTATTAAAAATATAGCTGAAAAAGGGAAAGAAGCAATTATGAAAGATCCTAGAGATAAATAATGGCTACCTAACTCCCCTTATAGGCAACGGTTAGCCCCAACATGAAAGGAAATACAATGGCTGAAGCTCAATTAAAAGAACAAGAAGCACAACAACTTGAAGTAAAAAAACAAAAAAAAGTAGTAGGTTTTGCTAAAAGGTCTGCTAATAAAGCTAAAATAGAACAAGAAGAAAAAGAATTAGAAGCTATGCAAAAAGAAGCATTAGCTCAAGAGGGTGAAGAAAAACCTGTTGAGGCTACTGAGCCTGAACCTGCAAATGCTGAAGAAAGAACTTTTAAAAAAAGATATGGTGATTTAAGAAGACACTCACAAAAAAAAGAAGGAGATCTTCAAAAACAAATAGATGAGTTAAAAACTCAATTAGATGCTGCAACAAAAAAGCAAATTAAATTACCTAAGTCTGAAGAAGAGTTGGAAGAATGGTCTAATGAATATCCTGATGTAGCTAAGATAGTTGAAACAATAGCTATTAAAAAAGCACAAGAACAAGCTAAAGAGTTAGAAGATAGAATAAAAAAAGTAGATGCAATGCAAGATGATGCATTAAGAGAAAAAGCTGAAGTTCAGCTATTAAAAATGCATCCTGACTTTGCTGATATAAGAGATGAAGATAAGTTTCATGATTGGGTAGAAGATCAACCTCAATGGGTTCAAAAAGCTCTTTATGATAATGAACATGATGCTAACTCAGCAGCTAGAGCTATTGACTTGTATAAAGCAGATATGGGTATTACTACTAATAAAGTTACAAAAAAAGAACAAGAAAGAGATGCAGCTAAGTCTGTTAGCACTACATCTAAAGGAAATACTATAGACCCTGCTTCAGAAGTAGGAGTTTTTAAAGAATCTGACGTAGAAAAAATGAGTCAACGAGAGTATGAACAGAGGCAAAATGAAATAATAGCAGCTATAAGAAATAATAAATTTATATATGATTTAACAGGTGCAGCAAGATAGTACTTGACAATCAGATATTTAGGATTATAACTATAGTTCAAATTAACACAAAGTGTAGTTTGCCCACAACGTATGTGATACCAAACTATACTTAATATTTATAACGCAACAAAAGCAATTGAAGGTATACCTGAAACTTGATTGCCCATATTAATAAGACTGTGACGGCAGATTACTAATATGCACCAATAAAGACAGCCCCTGAGATGATTGTGTAAGTTATGCGTGGTTTACTTATACACTTTTTTCAAGGAGAAAAAAAATGGCTTTCCCTAGAGCAACTGGGCATAATAATTTACCTAACGGTAATTTTAGCCCTATAATTTATTCCAAGCAGGTACAACTTGCTTTTCGTAAGTCATCTGTTGTTGAAGATATTACCAACTCTGATTACTTTGGTGAAATCTCAAACATGGGTGATTCGGTAAAAATAATCAAAGAACCTGAAGTTTCTGTTCAAGCATATGCTAGAGGAACTCAGATTACTGCACAAGATCTAGATGATGAGGATTTCACTCTTGTTGTCGATCAAGCTAACTACTATGCATTTAAGATGGATGACATTGAGGAAGCTCATAGTCATGTAAACTTTATGTCTTTAGCTTCAGATCGTGCTGCATATCGTTTAAAAGATCAATATGATCAGGACGTTCTTGGGTATTTAGCAGGTTATCAACAGTCTGCAAAACATGGCACACCTAATACAGCTAGAACAACATCACCAGGTACAAATTCTGTTACTACAGCAGGTACTGATGAGCTTCTTACCACAATGAAATTACATAAAGAAGATTTTGGTAATATTAACTCACCAGGAACAGGCAATTCTATTCCTTTAGCACCAAGACTTCCAGGTGCAACTGCACAATCAACAACTACTGCTACACCTTTACAGGTTATTTCAAGAATGAGCAGACTTCTAGATCAGCAATTTGTTGATACAGGAGATCGTTGGTTAGTAGTTGATCCTGTATTTCTTGAAGTACTTAAGGATGAGGATAGCAGATTGCTTAACTCTGACTTTGGTGGATCTGGACTACAAAATGGTTTAGTTGTAAATGACTTACATGGTTTTAAAGTGTATGTTTCTAACAACTTACCACAGGTAGGTACAGGTTCTGGCACTACTGGTGCAAGTAACCAAAGCTCAAACTTTGGTGTGCTTGTTGCAGGACATAGTTCTGCTGTAGCAACAGCACAGCAAATATCTAAGACAGAAAGCTATCGTGATCCTGACAGCTTTGCTGATATCGTGCGTGGTATGCATCTTTATGGTCGTAAGATTTTAAGACCTGAAGCTCTTGTCACTGCTAATTTTAATGTGGCTTAATAGAAGGAGAATAAAATATGGCTACATATGACGCAACACAAACAGGTGTTCTTGGCACAGTTGGCACTTCAGGTTTAGGTGCAGGTACGCATCCTAGTCGTGCTATTCGTAAAGAACCCTATAAAGTGGAGGTAACACTTGATTTACCTAAAATTGCTTCAGGTGCAGGTACTGATTTAGTATCAGCAGATATTTTACAGTGTATTGATATACCTGCTAAAACATTAGTATGGGCAGCAGGTTTAGAAACTGTAACTGCTCTTGGTTCTGAAAGTAATTTTAAAGTAGATATGGGAATTACTACTACAGATCCAGATGCATTTTTAGATGACTATAGTGCTGGTGGTACTTCAGCAGGAAATTTTGGTCAACAAGCAGCAACTTATCAACCTTATGTAGTTGCAGCAGCAGATACTATTGACTTGTTACTAGGCCCAACAGGCCCAGCATCAGGTGTAAGTGGTAAGTATATGTCTGCTGGTGGTACTGGGGTACTAAGAGCTTGGGCTGTTTTACAAGACATTTCTGATGATCTTGGCCCTGATGAAGTAGACCGTGATCAATTGGCTTAACCAATAGATCGTTGTAACTATATGGGTGGCCCTTAACCAGAGTCACCCATTTTTATATAAAAGGATTTAGTATGGCAATTACACAAGCTATGTGTACTTCTTTTAAGAAAGAACTGCTTGAGGGTAAGCATAACTTTTCTTCAGCAGGACACACTTTTAAAATTGCTTTATTTTCAGCAGGAGCTACCTTAAGTGCAGGTACTACTAATTTTGTAGCTGGTGCTACAGCAGGAGAAGTAGTGGGTTCTGGTTATAGTTCTGGTGGCAATACATTAACAAAAGTAGATCCTACTACAGGTGGTACTGTTGGATTTACAAACTTTGCAACTGCTACTTTTACAGCAGTATCTTTAACTGCAAGAGGTGGTTTAGTTTATAACACAACTACAGCAGGTAGCTCAAGTACAACAAATGCTATTGCTGTGTTAGATTTTAGTGCTGACCAAACTGCTGTTGCAGGTAATTTTGTTATTAGTTTTCCTACTGCTGATAGTAGTACAGCTATTATAAGAATAGAATAAGTTATGTCTACTACTTTTGCTAGATATGGAACTGCTAAATATGGCACAGATAGATATGGACAACAGAATGTAACAGTTGATGCTATTGATGTATCTGGAACAAGTAGACTAGGAATACCTAGTGTTGAAATTGTTGAAATTGGTACAAGTGTAACTAAAAAAGTTAATGGTGTAGCTGGAGTAGGAATAGCTCAACATGTAAATATTAATGCAACAGTATTTGATTTTGATACTGTCAAAGATAATTATGAAAGACGTAGAACAGTTTTTGTAAATAGAAAAAGTACTGCATCAGAAAGAATAGTAAAGGTAGCTTAATATGAGTTTAAAATGGCC